CTGCGCACAGAACAAGAAAAAGCATTGTTTCTTAATCTAGGCGACCAATGGTGGTGGGAAAGCAATCGTACCATTCCTATCAATGTGTTTCTGAGGCAGGACTGGGTACCTTTTAGATACTCACTGAAAACCATGAACAGCCGTGATGTGGTAATCAAATTTGGCCCTTATATAAGTCTCAAAGAGATAGCCGCCAAGAAAACCAAACGCCGTTCAATTGTGTTGGTTCGCAAAACTGATTAGATTCATATTCACCACAACCAAGTGCGCATAGGCAACTGCGTGACTTTTCTTGAAATAGTATGCACCGTCGTCGGGTCGTGTCCAAACATGTTTGGCAACTTCGCTCCAGGCCATGCCGGTTAGATTTCTTTTGGCAGGTCTAATCACACTCAAAAACATAGCCAACCTAGGAATAGTATCCACAGGTTCTGGCATACGCTTCAACAAGTCCCAGTGATTGTTCACATGAATAAGTTGTTCAAAAAACGCCTTATCAGTGTTAAAACGCTGCCAGTTGGGGGTAGAATTCATTAATTCTACCAGGTGTGCTTCGTCTTGCACCTGACGGTACAAGTTTACATTGATAAAATCAAGTTTGAGATATCCACGATCTTCAGCCTGTTCATAATCTAGACTGGCCAGTCCTGTGAACGGATCTGCAGGAATCATGGTAGGATGCACACCTGTGTTGTGTGCAGACAGTGCATCGTTGCGACGCAAGCTGGCAGGTGTGTGTTTGATCAATTGCAGTATTTGTTCGCGGTCTGCAAAGTCAATGTCAATATCTGATTGGAACTTCATAGCCCTGCCTCCCCAAGTACATGTTTACACCACTCTGCGTCTGCCATGTAGTCTTGTAGCTTGCGATTCCAATAATCAGGATCAATCCAAGGCAGAACAACAGCCAAAAGACTTTGGTCAAGACTGCCAAGAAAATCAACGCCACTAGCGCAATTAAACAATAGCCAAGGACTAATCCTACCGGTAGTAACATGGTGACAAACACGACTAGCATTAGCATAGCGAAAGTAATCACAAAACCCGTTTTTAAGATCTGGATGAGTGTCTGCATAGTTTTGCATTTCTTTTAGGCCGCGCTCAAGTGCGTCTTGCACATTCTCTTTGCGCAGATACTGCATGAGCCATTCTTCATAGAAACTGTCCTTGCACCAATGATCCAATTTCTTGTTTTGCTTCAACAACCATTCCAGATAGTCTATGGAATTTATTGCACGAACACCAACCAGATGCCGGCCAAATTTAACAAATGCACCATAGTATGGACTGGTTACAAAATCCTCATAACTTTTTAGTCGAGCACTGCCCTGTGTGACTTCATAAAAGCGCAGATAAGAACGAAGTCCCAGTTGCACTCCTGCTTCTTTTTCCTGCTGCCAGCGTCTTTTTTGCTCGCAGAGATGTGCTGCAAGTGTAGACTCCTTGCGGAATTCTGTGTTGCAATACCGACATTTATAACTCTGCTTTGATTCGTTTGTCATCCCAACCCAACTCCCGGGCTTTTTTGATAAGGTCTTGTTTGTTGTTGAGCTTGGCCATGAGTTCAATTTCATCTCTCTTGAGGTGTGGATACAATGCAGCAAGAAACTTCAGATGTTTGTTTTCATAACCTGAATTCTTTTTCTTGTTTGCAATCCACTGATGTTTGAATGTACCAATGCCTGGGCTCACTGCTGTGGCGCACAGCCATTGTAACTTAGGGTGTTTGGCTATGTCAAAAAAATTCTTGTTGAGATTTTGATTACAGCTCATCACATAGTAGGCTTGAATATTGCCAGCGGCCTGCACCTGACTGCTCCAACGCAGCATGAGATATGTGCTGAATTTTTTGCGTTCTTCGTCAGTGAGCTCGTCATAGAACAGAGTGTTCTTACGATCCAACTGTGCCATTTCGTTATTGATATTCAGTTTGTCGCTCATGTTTTACTCAACCTATACACTATTTTAACACGATCAAGTGCATCTTGCAAGGCAGGATTATACGGTGCACGAAACATTGCGTCAATTATCTCTGGGAGATCATATAAACTTTCGGCATGTACCATTTCTCTAAGATCTGGATTCTTGATCCATACTTCGTGTTCATCCTCACCGTGATGAATATTGATTGTGGTAAAATCTTTGATGATCATCAGTGATTCCGTTTGCCATCAAACACACAATTAAATATCAAATGCATTTCCCCGTCATTGATTACTCGATGAAATGCACCGTCTGGGATAAGAACAATATCACCTGACTTTACATCAAAAGGTTCGTCTGTTTCGTTGCCCACAATCATTTTACCATAGCCCTGCACAAACAAGTATACTTCCTCTTGACCCGCATGTCTATGACCTCTGGTGCTTTGTCCCCGGTAAAGTTTTGTCGAACTTAGCACCAGATTGTTCAATGTTTTGTTGTCTTTGAGCAAGTAGGTTTCGTTGTCTTTGACAACTTCGCCGCCCACATCATGAATGTTATATCTCAAGTTCATAGCAGTTCCTTGGCTTTGTCATCTATGTAGTATTGGCATCTTTGTTCAAGATCAAAATTTGTAATGACAGCATGGTGCAAAGGTAATCTTGGCATTTGATCTCTAGGTCTGGCACTAGAGTGATTATGGAAAAATCCATGTCCAAAATAAACCTTGGGCTGCGGCAGGCGTTGGGCCACTGAGTGTAATAACACATGATGCACATGTTTGTATTCGCCAATGGCATTATGAGTCAGTACTAGATCAAATTGCACTCCTGTGTCGATCAATTTACTCAACACTGCAACTTCATCATTTTGATTGCTCAACGGCACCTTGTCCTGAAAGCCCAAAAAACATGTGGTGATATTTTGCTGACGCCAGTAACTGGCAATCTCTTGTGCCCTGTCACTGTTTTCGTCGTAGGTAAGATACACAATGGTCCAATCCAGTTGTTTTTGTTCTAGCAAAAATGCCTGAGCAAATATCACACAATCGTCAGGATGCGCCACAAGGCACAATCCTTTTTTACTTTTACCTTTGATCCAATTAAACATTACCAAACCTTTCCGTAATCAACTACCTCACACTGTCTGCTGATATCTTTAACAAAGTATGCGCACACAGGATTGTCTCCTGCTGTGAGTGGTACTGCAAGCAACTGCCCGGGCCTGAGCTTGGGGAAATACCACTTGGTGTCATGATATATATCTACAATTTCAATTGGAAAAAACTCTGGCTTAAAACTTTTTAGTGGATTGAATGTAAACACGCTGAAGCCACGATCATTAATACTGGTCAATGGCACAACTTCTAGGTCACCGAAGTCATGTTCACCAATAAGCACTTGCCAATCCACTGGCATTTTGATTGTGTGTGGCCCAATACGCAGCACCAGAGCAGGGCTGTTGAAACTTTCTAAAAATATCAATGGTATGTAAAAGTAATCAGGGTCCTTAGGATTGCTGTTATCAAATACACAAAATCTCAAATCCTCTACTTCGTCTGGAATTTCGTCCATCTCAAACGCTTGATTATCCAGCGTTAAAATTCTCATAATTATTTTCCTCTTCTTAAATCTTTATTGCAGGATACCTTGATCAAGAATCCTTCTCTAGGACTGTGCAACCTATACTGCTTCAATAACAAATTGTTTTTTTCAAGCCAAGCGCTCATCAATGCATATTCTGTAAACATGGCCTTGTGATTGATTTGCAACATCAGGAGCTGTGGAAACAGAGCGCCGCATTGTTGCTTTAGATATGTTATCATGTTTTGCACTGAGTGTGTATGACAAGGACACACACTGGCTTCTCTAGTTCTTAGAGCAACTGTGTGTTCTGTAAAACGCAGTCCCATGAAATCATATGCATGTTCATATTGACTACGATGATGCGAATTTGGGCCAAACCAAGCGTCTTGTGGATCATGTATAGGCAATGCTTGTAGCATACTCTGTCCTTGAGTATCAACAAAATCATTGTATGCAAGATTACCAAAATAAAAATCCTTGCTGTCATTGATCACATACCATTCTGTTCTGATCAATTCAGCAGCAATAATCTTGAGTTGTTGTTGGCTTTGCCAATCATATGCACTCTGTTCTGGCCAGATG